CTAATAGGAGAGGAGAATAATTATGGCTTATGCACAAAGTGGACTACAACCAATAGGTGGTCAATCAAAAGCTGGAACTGCTCCTCAAATGTGGAGCTATAAATCAGCAGATGCTATCGCAACTGTAAACACATCTGGGTACTTTAACTCAGCTAGTGATGTTTTGAAAGTTGGAGATTTAATCTATGTATACGACAGTAATACTCCTACTGCTAATATGGTAGTAGTGTTAAGTAATGCTAGTGGTGTAGTAGATGTTTCTGATGGACAAGCTATTACAGTCGCAGACGCAGACTAATAAATAAATGTGAGGAGGCCCCTAAGTGGGCCTCTTCCTTTAGTAAAGGTTTATTATGGCAAGTGGAGATACAAATGTAAAAATCTGTAACCAGGCATTAAATTTGCTAGGTGCTGATACAATATCATCGTTTACTGATACAACAAATGATGCTGCTGCTGTTTGTAATAATATTTATGAAACAGTAAAAAGAAATACCTTGTCAATGTATCCATGGTCTTTTGCATTAGTAAAAGAACAATTATCTAAAACAGCCGGTGTTACTCCGGTCAATGAATGGACATACGAATATAAGTTACCAAGTAATGCTTTATCTGGTACTCCATTACAAGTTTACAATTCAAGCTCAACAAGAGTGTTGCCAATACAAAGTTATGAATTAGCATATACTAATTCTGGTCCAGCTATATTTACAAATGAAGAAAATATTTATGTAGATTATATTTCTAGTGTAATTACAGAGGGATTGATGCCTTCTTATTTTGTACAATTATTAGTTTATATGATGGCCTGGCATCTTGCAGAACCAGTAACAGATCAAATAACAAAATCAGATTATTGGAGGAAGGTCGCTGTAGGAACTGAACCAGAAAATGGTAGAGGTGGATATTTTAGACAAGCTACTAATGTCGATGGCAGAGGTAAACCTAATTATACAATAACAGATTTCCCATTGACCGATGTTAGATAATGAGCAGAGCTGTAACTATACAAACAAACTTTACAACTGGTGAACTAGATCCATTACTAAAATCAAGAATAGATATAAATCAATATTACAATGGCCTAGAAAAGGCTCGTAACATACTTATCCAACCACAAGGTGGTGCAGAAAGACGACCAGGTTTACAATTCATAAGTACAATACCATCAACAGCAAACCCACAAGATGGAGTTAAGTTAGTACCTTTTGAATTTTCTACAACACAAAGTTATATGTTACTGTTTACTCATAACAGAATGTATGTGTACAAAAACAAAGTTTTACTTACAAACATTAATTCATCCGGTAATGATTATTTAACTACAACAATTACTTCTGCAAGATTATCTACTATGGATTTTACACAATCAGCAGATACTCTTATTGTAGTACATGAAGATATGGCTCCTAAAAAAATAGTAAGAGGAGCTAATGATACATCCTGGACAATATCAGATATTACTTTTGATCATACTCCATTTCATGCTTTTAGTATTACTAACACAACAATCAATCAAACTATTACTCCTAGTGCTGTAGATGGAAATATAACTTTAACTGCCGGTGGATCTTTTTTTAATTCTGGCCATGTCAATCAATATGTTGAAACTAATGATGGATTAGGAAGAGCAAGAATAACTAGATTTGTATCTAATACATCTGTAGAGGCAATAGTTGAAATACCTTTTTTTAATACGAGTGCAATAGCATCTGGATCAACTTTTTTAGAAAGTGGTTACGAAGTAGCCTGGTCCAATAGTAGAGGCTATCCTAGAACAGTTACATTTCATGAAAGTAGATTATATTTTGGTGGATCTAAATCTAGACCTAATACAATCTTTGGTTCTAGAGTTGCAAGATTTTTTGATTTTAATCCTGGAGAAGGATTAGATGATGATGCTATAGATGTAACCATAGCAACTGATAGTGTTAATGCTATTACAGGAATGTTTTCTGGAAGAGATTTACAGATCTTTACAAAAGGTGGAGAGTTTTTTTTACCACAATCAACACTAGATCCTATTACTCCTTCTAATGTAGTAATTAATGGTGCAACAAAAAGAGGAGCTCAAGAAGGTATCAAACCAGTTGGAGCTGAAAGTGGAACTCTTTTTATTCAACGATCTGGTAAATCATTAAGAGAGTTTTTATTTAGTGATGTAGAGTTATCATACATATCAAACAATATATCTTTACTATCATCTCATTTATTAAAATCACCTAGTGATATGGCATTAAGAAAAGCTACATCAACTGATGATGGTGATTTATTATTAATAGTAAATGGTAATGATGGATCCTTAGCTACATACTCAATACTTAGAGGACAAAATGTTATAGCTCCATCTTTATCTACAACAAGTGGAGAGTTTGAAAATGTTGCAGTAGATGTTGATCATATTTATTTTGTAGTAAAAAGAACTATCAATAGTGCAACAGTTTATAATGTAGAATGTTTTAACGATGATAATACAACAGATAGTGCTAAATTATTTAGTGGATCTAGTTTGACTAACGCATCTACAATTACAAAAGCAGTAACAGTACAAAATGTATCTGGATCTAATAAGTATTTTATAGATGGTTCACAACAACCTACACTTAATTTATACGAAGGACATACTTATAAGTTTGATCAATCAGATGGTAGCAACTCTGGTCATCCTCTTAGATTTTATTTAGATGCTAATAAAACTACAGCTTATACTACTGGTGTAACTACCAATGGTACTCCAGGACAAGCTGGGGCCTTTACACAAATTGTTGTAGCTAGTGGAGCTCCTACTTTACATTACCAATGTTCATCTCATGCTGCTATGGGTGGAGTTGCAAATACTCCGGTAGGTGCAGAGTTAACTGGTCTATCTCATTTAGAAGGCCAAACATTAAAAGTTATTATAGATGATAGTATGCATAATGATATTACAGTATCTAGTGGTAAGGCAGTTATAACTACTCTTCCAACAAGTTATGTAGAAGTAGGAATAAATTATACACCAGAAATAAAAACAATGCCTGTAGAATTAAAACTATCAAGTGGTAATATTTTAGCTCAAAAGAAAAGAATACTAGAGGCTAGTGTTAATTTATATCTCTCGCAAAATCTTAAATTAAATGGTAATGATTTTGTGTTTACAGCCGGTGAATTTTTTACAGGATTAAAAAGAAGGAAACCAATGTTAGGATATGATAGACAAGGACAGATGACATTCTCCCAGTCACAACCTTTGTTTTTTACATTATTGGGAGTAGAATTTAAAGTGAGTGTTGGACAATGAACCCTTGGGCAATAGTAGCAGTAGTATCATCAATAGGTAAAGCATATGCAACCTATCAAGCTGGTATGGCTCAAAAGGCTTATTATGATGCACAAGCTGATGTTGCTAAACTAAAATACAAATCAAAAGAAGTAGAGGCAAAAGAAGATGGAGTTGCAGTATTAAAAGCAACTAATAAATCTTTATCAACTCTTATAGCAAAAGGTGGTGCAAGTGGTTTTATGCCAATGGAAGGTTCTATGGAGATAGCTCAAATAGCATCTCTAAGATCTGGTTCAGCAGATTTTTCTGTTGCATTAATTAATCAAGAACTTGCAAACAATTTAGGATTAATAGAATTTCATAATTTAAAAGAGGCTGGTAAAGCAGCAAAACAAGCTGGTATCATGGGAGCCATATTTGGATTAGGTACAGACATTGGAACTATAGGACAAGCTGGTGGTTTTGAAGGTATGGAAATGCCAGATATTTTTAAAAAAAACAAAACTACTACAACAGAGGTTGAAACAGGATAATGGCAAGAAAAATATTTGAAGGTACTAATATAAAAGCATATGGATTTCCTAGTATTGGTTTTGAACAATATAGAGTTGAGAGTGGTCTTGATCAAAGATTAAATCAACTATTGTCATTTGCTACCGGTAAAACAGAAGATGTTAGTAAAATAAAAGCATATGAGTATGCAGCAGAAAATCCATTAAAGGTAAGTCAATATCTAAACGCAGATCCACAAAAAAGATTAGAACTATTACCTAAAGGATCAAATGTTTATGATGCAACAGTTAGAGCAGCACAAGTTAATTTTATGGCTGCTGATGTACAAATGGCTGCATCTAAAAAAATGTCTGAACTAGAAATGAATGCAACAACATTTAATTATACAGAAGATCAATACATGGGTGAATTAAATGCAATAGTAGAAGGTTACACAAAATCATTTTTAGAAATAGATGCTGAAGGAGCTGTAACAGTAAAAGCTAAATTAGCAACTATGGCTAATACTTCTTACAATTCTTTTTTAAGTACAAAGATAAAAGAAAACAAAGCTATTAAAGATAGTGTTACAAAAGAATATGCAACAGAAAGTGTAAATAATATTGCTAAATCATTTGTTGCTTATGGACCAACAGTAAAAATTTACGATGATACAGATCCAGATAATCCAATATTAGAAAGAGAAATAACTATTGATGAACATTTAAATTTAGAAAAAGACAGAGTAAAAGCAGAGCTAATTTTAAAAGGTTACAAAAATATAGATACCTGGTCATCTGATTGGGATAAAGAAGTTATCAAACAAAAAATGAATTTTCTTACAACATTCTATGATCAACCAGATATTAAAGAAGATGCTGAAGATGCTGTTAAAATAGTAGATGAAGTTACAAGTGGTAACTTTAATGGTAATAAAGGTATGCAACAAATTTATAACTCTTTACCAGAAAATGAACAAAGAGAGTTTAGAAAACAAGCAAGAGAATTTAGAGATCTTATTATTGCAGATGAGGAGAAAAGAGAAAAAGCAAAAGAAATTGATAATGGTACAGTAGTAAGTAATATGAAGATAGATTACTACCAGGCAAAATTAGATAACGATTATCCTACTGCTAAAAAGATAGTCGATGAAATGAAAAAAATAGATAAAGATGTAGCAGTAGAACTAATAGAAGATTTAGAAGAAGAAGAAACAGCCGGTGGTTTTATTGATCCAGAAATATATTTAGGTTTAGAAGTAGATTTAGTAAGTGGCTCTTTAAGTATTGAAGATGTTAATGCACAATGGAAAGATAGAAAAATTACTAGCAAACAAAAATCGTTCCTAATATTAGGCATAGAAAAAAGAAAGTCTGCTGCATTTAAAACAGCAGATGCACAACTTAAAAAAGCTATAGGTTATCCAGAAACAGATTTAGTTGTATTAGATGAAAATAAAGCAACAGATGAAAAATTTGAAGTATATAGAATTGCATCTGGTAAATTATACGAACATTATATTAATAACCCAGGTATATCTGTAAAAGAACTTAGAGATTTTGCAGCTACACTTGTTGACGATCAAACAGTAATTAATGAAAGAAAAATATTAATACAAAAATCAGAAAACAGTTTACTTAATTACAAAACAACAAGTGGTAAATTGTTTAGTTTAGCATCACCAGAATTTATAAAGTTTGTAAAAGCATCTGATCCAGATCTAAATAACATTACAACATTTACTGTTAGTAAAACATTTTTATATTCTAGCGATAATTTAAGATCCTTAAAAAGAATAATACAAAATATAAAAATGATACCAGAAGGTGGAATGATTGAAGATAAATTTGATTTTGGTACTGGTCTAAGAGATGAAACAATATCAAGACCAGGTAATATGACAAACGATGATATAGATCTAATGATAGGTGAGATTGATAAACTGATTGGATTATATGAAAGAGAGGGTAGATAATGAGTAGTCTTGAAGAACAATACTTAAAATACCTGGATATTAAAAATGAAGATAGATCTCACAATTTAACTGTTAATGGTTATGAACCTACAGAAAGAACTATGTTTGAAAATATTGGTTATTATGGAAAAGATTTTGCAAAAGGTTTACCTATAGGTGTTGCTAAAATGACAGAAGGTGCAGCTACATTAGGTGCATCTGTTTTAGAAAAATACATTCTTGGTCCTACAACTATGGCAAAAATAGATCCAGAGGGTGATGGTATTGTTAATGAGATAGGTGAATATTATGCTAATAAAGTTTATCCAACTATAAAAGAATATGTAGGTGAAACAGAAACTATGGCCGGAGGTTTTGGTGAAGGAGTTGGACAGTTTCTTATACCTGGTGCTGGTTACTATAAATTATTTAATACACTTATAAAAGCAAGAGGTGTTGTTCCATTTTTTATTAGAGCCTTTTCAGCAGAAAGTGCAGCAGTAGGTACAGCTCAAGTGGCTGGTGAAGGTAATTTAACAGGATCTATTGCACCATTCTTTGCAAATATGTTTGATATAAACATGAAAGAGGCAGAAGGTATGGCAGCTAGATATTTTAATTATTTATCTACTCCAGAAGATATTACAGATGGAGTTAGTGCAGATGATGTACTAGCAGAGAAATGGAAAGCTATACAAGGTGATGCTCCTATAGCTCCAGCATTCGAGGCTCTTGGTCCTTTCTTAATGTTGTTTGGTAATCAAATGAAAAGACTGTACAAGAAAAATCCAAAAGAAATGACTAAAAATCTTTCACTTGGTGCAGCTATGAACCCAGATGGAGATCTAGCAAAATCAATAGAAGATGGAACATACAGAACTTATTTTGAAGTACCGGACAATCCATACAAACAAACTAAAGAACCATTAAAATTAGCAACAAGTAAAGAAGATCTTATTGCTGGTGCTAAAATAGCAGAGAGTGGTAAAGATTGGTATGTAAGACATAAACCAATATTACAAGAACTATTTGGTGATGACGCAGATTTTTTTGAAGAGTTAATAGCTATTACATCACAACAAGCTAGTGTTGACGAAAACATAGAAAGAGCAATGTTAGCATATAAATATTTTAAAACTCATGGATCTTTTGCAAAACTAAAAGCTCTAGATAAAAATACTGTA